TTAAAAACTTGACCATTAATAACTTTAGAACCACCTCCCATATGACGGAACGGGGTTCTATTTAATTTAAACAAATTATCTGACTTTTGCAAGTTTTTAGAGGCATCATCCATAATAACTCTTTTAGAATAACCTCTATTAGCTTGCTGAATTCTCATAAATGCAACAAGTGCTGCAAATGATACAAGTCTATCCACGTTGACACCATCTGCATACTCTTGCATTTCTTTGAGCAACATTGGATCCGGTATTCTTTCAATACCATATTTAGTTCTTACAATTGTACCATCTGTCTTAGTTTCTACATCTAATTCTTCTTTACAATATTCTATAGCATAACTTAATAAGTGTGCTTTAAATAATGTGCCGGTGTTTTTCCAACCATACTCCTGGAATACGTTAGCATTAGCACCTAGGTCTTTTAAGAAAAGAATCTGACTCTTAGGTACTAAGAATCTTTGTTTCTTTCTTGATATCATGTACTGGATAAATAATGAGATGTTGTTCTCTATTACGGTCCAGGCATTATACCATTCTATAATTAACTCTAGCCTCTGGTGAGTTTTATTAATATCATCAAATCTACCACACCATGCAGCTACAATCTTATCTGGTTCTATGTATGTTTCTGTTTCCCCCATAGTAACTCTTGTTACTTCTACTGGAGCTTTCATAATATAAATAGAACAGAGTGATTCTGATGTTGTTGTTTTACCTTCTGACACAGGGTCAATAGATGCATAATACTGACCAAATGTTGGATCTTTAATTGGTCTTTCCCATACTACAAGAACTCCTGTTTTATCTTCTAATTTTTTAGATACAGGAAATTCTATTATTGGTAGCTTTTCTGTAGATCTTACAGCTGGCTTACCATTCTCATCAGAATAAATATCTAGGAACTCATAAGCATATTCTTTTTCTTCAATTCTTCTTTGCTGTGCAGCAACTAAGTGCATTGGGAATACAGATACAGATCTATGTGCAAATGCTTCTCTAATATTTCTAGGATGCTGAGATATCCTAAGTTGGTAGTCTTCTGGATTAAGTTCTTTTTTCCACTGCTCAAATTGTCTATCTAAAGCTTCTAAAGCTTCAGTTACAAGAGAGTTACCATACTCGTCAATATAGGTAGGCATTGACCACTGCTCAGGAATAAACAATCCTGACAAACCAGTAGTACCTTTCTCATCAATAAGGTCAGTTTCAACTGCATAAATATCTTTTGAAAGTGGGTTTAAGATCATGTCTCTCAATGGTTCACATTGAGATAAGTCACCCACAGATCCTGCTGCAATGAACATACCTGTAGTAACCATACCTGATCTCATGGCTGGGCGCATATATTCATATGTCTGATCCATCTTAGGAGCAATACCTGCTTCCTCATGGAAAAAGTATTTTACCGGACCCCCTACACCATTTGTTGGATCTTTCTCAAATGACATACCTTGTATGGTACCCTTAAGACCAACTTCTGTTTTTCTATCTCCTTTTCTTACTTCAATCTTCTGTTGCCACATCATGACCTTGTCCGGAGACATAGGTCTATACCATGCTGTATGCTCATTTAAGAATGCAGCATATTCCTGTAAGAATTTCCAGGAACCTTTTTCATTTATATAATCCTTGAGTGATGCACCAATCTTAAGAGTAACCCCTGCTTCAAACCATTGCTGGTTTATGAGTTTACCCATATGGTAATAAGAAGATGCAATCTGACGTTTCTTTAGAATAGCAACATGTTTATAGTTTAGTTCTGCTAATAGTTCATAGAGAGCCATATGATACTGAGCATCCCTAATTTTAGCAAAGCCAAACTTTTGTTGTTCTTTATCAAAGATTGGTAAGAAGTTTAACCACATATAGTATTCTCTTGCAAGAAACCATGTGTTATTTTTATCTTTTACTATTATGCCTTTTCTGCATTTTTCTTTTTGATCATCCCAATAAGTAATGAAGTCTTTAGATTTGAAGGGGGCAGTGCAATATACTCCATCTCTCCTAAATCTGTCTGACTCTGATATAAATATCTTATTAGTAATTTCATTGAAGCCGTACTTACCAGGTTCTTTGAAAACCCCAAATATGAAGTTACTGAAGTCCTCTCTGGATTCAAAGCTTGTTGTTGTCCATTGTCCATTGTCATATGTTGGTATGTCTTGATAAATTTCACTCATAGTTAAACTCTTTGATAGCAAAACCATTTAGGAGCTTTTGAATTTCCATTTAAATAAGATCTTATGGTACTAAATGGTATATTCAAATATTCAGATAACTCTTTACCAGAACCAAATAATTTTTGTGTTTGGGTACATATAATTTTTTTAGCATTATAGTGATTACCCCCTGATACACTCAATCTTATTTTAACCCTGGTTTCTTCTGAAACTGCTTTACCTAATTGAGAGTTTCTCATTTTTAATTTAGATTCTTTTGTATGGGTCTTACCTAAAAAAGTTTGTCTTCCTTTTGCTTTTTTGCTAATTTTTAATTTACTTTTATTTGAATGTATTTTGCCAAAAAAATGGTTATTAGAACCTTTAGTATTTTTTATATATTCGGTTCTAATTTTGCAATATGTTTTTGCTGAAGGCTTAAATCTTAAATCTTTTTTTACATTACACATATTCCACAATGCCTTGTGCATTGCTGGTGAATTGGGATATATTGCAACTAATAATAAATGTGCAATATAATGTTCTTTTGGTGTTAATAATACTATATTAGGGTGAACAGTATTTCTACCATCACCCGTTCCTCCAAATGATTTTGGTTTTATATGATGAGCTTCATAATAAACATCATCAGATTTTTTTCTACTTTCTGATTTTGCTTTAATTATAAGCTTGTTATATATTTTTATATAGTTCATAAGTAATTAATTATTAATAATTTATGAATCATACGATAGCCCAATTCCACCTCTTACTTTACTAGACTGTTCATCTTGAAGATCTTTATACACACCTTTAAATGATGCTCTAATCTGATCAAAGTTTTTTGCTGCAGCTACAAGAGAATTAATATTACCATCTCTACCTGCAGTAATAGTTGTAGTCTCCATATATCTAGCTAATCTATCTAACATGGATGCCATACCTTTATATGCTCTAGATGTAGGTGTTTCATATAATCTTTGACAGAATAGAAGAGCTGTGTGAACATCATCATCTTCTGTAGAAAATTCTGCCTCTATTTCTTTTAATATTAAATGTTCTTTATCTACTTCTGGAACATGAAAGAATGGATTCATGTCTGGATTAGGACATGTCATATAGAATAGATACTGATATATTTTAAGATGATCTTCTGGATAGTTATCCATGATATCTTTAAGTGCCTTAAGTGTGTAGCAATGTTCTGTAGGAATTACTTTACCATTCTGAACATCAAATAGTTGTACAATCATTTCTTTTTAATTTTGTGTGAGAACTCTTTCATAAAGTTAATTATTGCAATAACTTCATCATATAGATAGGGAACTGGCATAGGAATAACTTCTTTTACAATAGGTTCACCATTAATATCTAGTTTAGCAATTGGATAACCATACTGATCTTCACCATCTGTTTCAAATGTAATATGATGTATAAATATCTTCCCGGGTTGCAATTTAGGATTATGCTTTAATATAATATACATATAAACACTGAGTTGTAGTGCATAGTGATTAAAGTTGCAATCATCTAAATGTGCTACCGGCTCTAGCATTTTATCTGTCATGCCTTCCCAGTTCTTAAAAGACTCTGTTTTAATTTCTTTATTAGTCTTGTAGTCAATTATATTAACTCTACCATTGACTACTTCAACTAAATCTGATTGGCCACACAAACCTGCTGACTTGAGATAGACCATATGTTCAGGATACACTCCTGGTTCTAGTTTTTGTAAAGGTGCAATCTTTAAACCATTTTCTCCTTCATATGGTTTAAATACAGGAACTGTAACACCTTCTCTTTCAATAGATGCAAGTGAGCATAAGTCAGATTCTCTTTGGTTATGATAGAATGTACCAAGTGTAGTAGCTCTGTTAGCTTCATTATCCCATATCTGTACAATAGTCTTGGGGTCAATCCCATACCATTTTGATCTCTTGCTCTTAGAAACTCTCTCTGCCACTTTCTTTGCATCAAAAGGTTTCTTCAAACTAGATATTAATGTAGTTACACTAGTCCATTTGATTTGATCATTTGGATCTACACTAATATAACTGTGATCATCTGCGTTAAATACTATGCTCATTTTTCATGTGTTCTATAGCAAGAAGTGCTATGTTAAAATTTTCTATGTCTTCTGATTGTAACATTGAAGTTAAATTCTTTGCTGTATCAGAGTCAACTTTTTTCTTTTCTTCCATCCACTCTACATAGCCTACTGCATTTCTTACAGCAAAAGCATGTGATATCATTTCTGCTCCATAAGCTCCAGTATACAGATGAACTTGTCTTCCTTGAGCTGCTATCCCATCTGTGGCAAAAGATTCAAAATCTGACCAGTTTATCATGCATTTTCAATTATAGAGTCTGCTAATGTTCTTGCTGCTTCATCTTCTGACATGATCATCTTGCGGAGATTAGCAACCTCTTCTTTATCAAATTTACCTTCTAATGAAAGAATCTTAAGTCTTAACAATTTAGTAGTTAATGTTAAATCTGTAAATTGTTTTTCTAATGTAGCAAGTTTTTCTTCCAAGGGATCAATTATAGGACCAAATGGAAGCGTATCTGTAGAATTTAGTTGACTCCATAATCCTTGACCATTATGAACTGTATTAGGTATAGTATTTATAACTTGGGTAGGATCATTTATTAATACACTTTGCGGATAATTTGAACTTGGCATAATATTAATCTTTAAGGTTATCTAATGCATCCTCTTCTTCTTCTGTAGCAATTGCTTGCCACTTACCAAGAGGACATTCTGAAGAAAGAGATCTTGTCTTAAATGATAATGAACAACCACATTCATTACAACATGGTGCTGTACCTTTTACTGCACATTTCTTTCCTTTACTAGGGCATTCAT